TGTTCGCGTTCCTTTACGGCAAGTCACCCGAACCGATTTCCCCGGTGTTGGTACTTTTATTTAATTATGAACTGGAAAGAATCAGCATTAATTCACGCAAAAGAAACAAACACAAAAGAAGTTTGCGGTCTTATTTGCATTGTTAAAGGTAGAAAGAAATATTGGCCATGTGAAAATATCGCAGATGATCCGACTGATGGTTTTTGCTTGTCACCCGATGACTGGATGAAAGCGGAAGACGCAGGGGAATTGGTCGGGGTTTTTCATTCGCACCCGTTCACATCGCCACAACCTAGCCAAGTTGATCTATCTAGTTGCGAGCATTTAGGTTTACCGTTTTATATTGTGAACCCACAAACTGAACAATGGCATGAATTTAAACCAACAGGATATAAAGCGCCTTTAATTGGTCGTCAATGGACATGGGGTTCAAGTGATTGTTGGACTTTGGTAATTGATTATTTTGCCGAAAAAGGTTTAAAGGTTAAAAACTGGACAAGACCAAACAAGCCGGAAGAAATATTAACCAATGGCATATTTGAAAGATTAATTCCGCGCAGTAATTTTGTTGAAATAGACGATAATAGAGAAATGTTATCGGGTGATTTGTTATTGATGAAATTTACCGGCCTTGATCCTGACCATGTAGCCATTTATGTAGGTGAACAAATGGTTTTGCAGCACATGGGCGGGCGTTTAAGTTCTCGCGATTTATACAATCAGTTTTTGATTGATGCAACTGTTAGGAGGTATCGTCATGCTGCGTAAAATCAAAGTGTATGGAGCTTTAAAAAAGTTTCTTGATTGGGAGACGGGTACTTTTTTAGCTGATATTTCTAACGTCGCGGAAGTCGGGCGTTTTTTAGTTGCTAATTGGCCTAGTGTTGAAAAACATATGCAAGATCAACATTATAAAATCTTTGTTGGAAGTTACAACGTTTCAGAAGAAGAGTTAAATTTACCAATAGGTCAAAAAGAAGAAATAAGGATTGTTCCGGTGGCTGTTGGTGCTAAAGGTTTCTTCAGTAGTGGGATTGGAAAAATTGTTACTGGCGCGGCTTTAATTGGTTTAACAGTTGCAACGGGTGGGTTTGGTGGCGCCATGGTTTTTGGTGCGGCAGGCGGAACAGGCGCGGCGCTATCATGGGGAAGTGTTGCGATGGGTATTGGTACAAGTCTTGCTTTAGGTGGCGTTTCTCAAATGTTGACGCCAACCCCAGAAATACCAACATTTAGCGGTAATGATTCGGCTTTAGATCCACAAAGTAACTACTCATTCAGCGGCGTTCAAAATGTATCCCGTGCGGGTGTTCCCGTTAATCTAATTTTTGGAGAAATCTTTACTGGTTCGATTATTGTTAGCGCTGGTATTGATACTGTTCAAGTTAAGGGCGCTGCCTAATGGTATTTTTCAATCGGACGGTTTTATCTGCATTGGGTCTAATAAATGATCCAACGCTGCCTAAAGAAATTCTCGGTTCCAAGCAATTTGCAACCTTTGTTGAAGTATTAGGAGAGGGAGAAATTGAAGGTTTCCCAAGTGCAGCGGCTTACACAAAGGGAACCAATAATTATAATTTAGCGGCGTTAAAAGATGTTTATTTAAATAAAACTCAAATCCTTAAATCTTCTGCTGATGTAACTAATTTACAAGATACAGATTATAACTTTAGAGATGTAGAGTTTACACCGCGTTTTGGTACATCTAACCAAACATATATAGGAGGAATTAATAATATTGAGACTGAGTTTAGTGTTAATAGTGCTGTTACTTATTCTTCATCTGTTTCTCGAACTTTAACAAGTGGAATTGATGCAGTTAGAGTAACGATTGGTGTACCTAGATTACAAAGATATGAAGATGACGGAAGTATTTCAGGTTTAACTACTTATGTAACAATTCAAATTACAGATAATAATGGAACAGTTGCAACACCGATTAGTGATGATGCCATTAGCGGTAGAACTTCAAGCGCATATTTTAAAGATTATCTTATAAGTTTTAACGGTGGTTCGCTTGTTCATCCTTTAACGGTCACAGTAAAAAGAACAGCAGCAGATAATACCGACCCCAAAAAATTTGATGCGTTTAACTGGTCATCTTATACAGAAATTTTATTTGAACAAAGAGCATACGCAAATACGGCGCATGTAGCTTTAAGGTTTGATTCTGAGCAATTTCCACAAACCCCAAATCGTTCATACCGCGTCAGGGGATTAAAAATCCCTATACCGTCAAATGGAACAGTTAATTCAACAACGGGTGCAATTAGTTATTCGGGAAGTTGGAACGGCTCATTTAAAACAGATCCCGAATGGACAACAGACCCCGCGTGGATACTCCATGAATTATTAGTTAATACTCGTTGGGGGTGTGGCGCTCATATCTCAGCTAGTCAACTTTCTAAATATGACTTTTATGCTGTTTCTCAATATTGCGGCGCAAGTGTTGATGATGGCAATGGAGGAACCGAACCAAGATTTGCAGTTAATGGAGTTGTTCAGCAACAGGTAGACGCATATAAATTAATTAATGATCTTTGTTCTGTAATGCGTTGCATGCCCTTTTGGAGTACGGGCGCCTTAACGATCTCACAGGATGCACCAAAAGACGCAAGCTATTTATTCACCCTTGCCAACGTGGGAGAAGGTGGCTTCACTTATTCAGGATCATCATTAAAGAGTCGTCATACCGTTGTTAATTGCGGCTATTTCGATATGGAAACGCAAGAAATAGATTATGAGGAAGTTGTTGATAGTACGGCAAAAACAAAATATGGCGCAGTTGTTAAACAGGTAAAAAGCCTTTTTTGCACGTCAAGAAATCAGGCGGCGCGTTTAGGTCGTTGGCTTCTTTATACAGAACAACACGAATCAGAAATCGTAACTTTTTCGATTGGACTATCAGCAGGCGTATTAATTAGACCCGGCGCAGTAATAGAGATTAGCGATCCTGTCAGGGCTGGAGTGAGGCGCGGTGGCCTAATCAAATCAGCTACTACAACAGTTATTACTATCGATAACACTGATCAAACAGATCTTACAGATACAAATAACCCTACTCTTTCTGTTGTTCTTTCTGATGGTTCCGTTGAGACAAAAACAGTAAGTGGAATATCAGGGGCAGAGATAACTGTTATTTCTGCTTTTAGTTCTGCGCCAAATAGTAATTCAGTTTGGATCTTGCAAAACGACACAGTTCAAACAACTCAATGGCGAGTTTTATCAATTACAGAAGAAGAGGGCGTTAATTATGTTGTCACGGCGCTGCCTTATAACTCTGGTAAATACGCTTATGTAGAAGACGGTTCAACACTTCAAACAAGAAATACAAGTGTTTTAAATACACCTCCTGATGCTCCCGGTTCTTTGTCTGCAACAGAGCAATTTTATGAAGAAAATAATCAAGCAAAAGTAAAAATTATTGTTAGTTGGCAATCAGTACTTAGAGCTAGTTCATATCGTGTTCAATGGAGAAAAGGAAGCGACAATTTTGTTTCATCTGACGTACTGTCAAGACCTGATTATGAAATTCTTGATGCAACCGCTGGAAATTATGAAGTAAGAGTATTTTCTATAAGTGGTATTGGCGTCTCTTCTTCTGTTCCTAGTGAATTAACTTATACAGCCGTAGGAAAAACAGCAGTGCCAGCGGCACCAACTAATCTATTCTTTGAAGCAATAAACAGCAATACAGGGCGTTTAACTTGGGATCAAACAACCGACCTTGATGTGAAATTAGGCGGTCGTTGTGTGTTCAGGCATTCCAATAAAACCGATGGATCAGCAACATTTTCTAATGCTGTAACGCTTATTGCTGCAAAAGCTGGTAGTCAAACAGAAGCAACAATACCAATGGTTGAAGGTGAGATATTTTTAGCCTTTGAAGACTCAGGTGGAAGAATATCTAGCGCCACTTCAATTGTTATTGATCTTCCTGATCCAATTGGTGCTTTACCTGTTTTAACAAGACGAGAAGATAGTGATTCGCCACCATTTCAAGGAACTAATTCTGATACTTATTACAAATCTTCTTTAGATGCTTTAACGCTTCAGGGAACAACTTTATTTGACACAATTGCAGATGTTGACGCAATGGTGGATTTCGATATTTCTGGTGATGTTGATAACGAGGGAACATATACCTTTGCAAATAAACTTGATTTAGGCGCTAAATTCTCACTTGATCTAAAACGTCATTTTGTAACTACGGCTTATTTACCTGCTGATGATTTCGATGCGGTGGCAGATGTTGACGCAATTGACGATTGGGATGGGGCAGCAATATTAAATGTAGATGCAAAATTATATTTAAGATCTACAGATGATGACCCAGCGTCAGGCGGTGCTAGTTGGTCAGGTTGGAAAGAGTTTATTAATGGTACTTTTACAGGCCGAGGCTTTGATTTTAAAACGATACTTACAAGTAACAACACAGATGAAAATATTCTCGTTAATGAATTGGGTTATACGGCCACACTTCAAAGAAGACAAGAACAAAGCACCGGGGCGGTTGCATCTGGGGCAGGTAGTAAAACAGTTAATTTCGCTAAAAACTTTTTTGTAGGAACAAGCGTTTTGGGTGGCGCTAATGCTTATTTACCTTCGATTGGTATAAATGCGATGAACTTGGCAAGCGGTGACTATATAGAGATGGGAACGGTAACAGGTAGTTCTTTTGTTGTGACCTTTAAAAATTCAAGTAATGCCGCAGTTGATAGAAATTTCACTTGGTCGGCTGTGGGTTACGGCAAAACAGTATAGAATAACGCTAACGCTACGTATGAGTTAGAAGATGGCACAAGCTGATGGAGTAGTTGCAAACGGTACGGGTTCGGCTGTAAGAAGTGACATTAATACTCAATATGCCGCCTTATGGTCAAATCATTCAGGAAGTACTGAACCGAGTTCAGGGAAAGTATCCTATCAATTGTGGGCTGATACAAATAGCGGATATTTAAAAATAAGAAATGCGGCTAATAATGCTTGGATTCAATTATTTAAACTTGATGGAACTTTAAGCGATATTCCTGTTGAGGGTACTGTCATAAAATCAACAGGTGAATCGGGCGGCACTAAGTTTTTAAGAGAAGACGGTGATGGTACTTGTTCATGGCAAACCCCTGCATCCGGTGGCGCGGCATTAACAGGCTCAACCAATAACACAGTTGTTACTGTTACTGGAGCGAACGCTATTCAAGGTGAGGCAAATCTAACCTTCGATGGTAGTCAATTAGGTATTGGTTCTGCTTCAAACTACGGAACAATAGGAACAGCAGCAGCTTTTCAAATTCAAGGAACTAATACTGGTAGCAACACAAGTATCAATATAGTCAATGCTGCAACTTCTAACGCAAGTTCTACTTGTGATATAAACGCTTGGCAAGACTTTAGATTATCAACAAGAATTATATCTGGAAGAGAAAACGCAAATAACTGGACAAGTGCTGCAAACCAAGCAGCAAGTTTTTTAGCATTTTATACAAATAGTGCTGGAACAGTTGCGGAAAGATTCCGTATTATGTCAAATGGAAATGCAGAAGTAACTGATGGAAATTTAAAAATAGGAACTTCTGGTCACGGTATTGACTTTAGTGCTACTTCAGATGGAAGTGGTAATGATACTAGCGAACTACTAGACGACTATGAAGAAGGTGAATGGACACCTACGCTTAACACTGGAGATTTTGGTGTTACCAGTTATGCTACAAGGTACGCAAGGTATACAAAAATAGGTAGGGCAGTGCATATTGTGATGTATATCATGTTGAGCAATAAGGGAAGTAATAGCGGGTATTTAAAATTGTGGGGTTTACCTTATACCAACGCGGCGAGTCCTGCTTACACTGCTTTATCTTGTTGGTGCACGAGCATGGAAATTGGGGGCGCACGTTCAATGATTGCTTATGTAAATCCCGGCTCTAATTGGTGTGCAATACAAAAATATAATGAATCAAGTGGAGATGCTAATTGGTGTACAGAAGCTGACCTAAATAATAATAGTGAAATACGGTTAGCAGGAACTTACTTTGTTTAATTTTTAGACCGTTAGCACGTCTATAAACTAAGCCATAAACCTGTTTTAATCGGAGATTAATCCTAAATGAGCTTAACTAAAACACAAGAGAACGATAAGATAGAGATCGTTAACAGATGGTCGGTACAGGTCAGAAATGCGACAATTATAAAAGATGACGGTAAAGAGATTTCTCGTTCCTTTCATAGAAAAGTATTAACACCGGGAACACTTGATGCAAGTGACAACCTAGTAGCTACTGATATATCTGGAGAGGATGCAGATGTTCAGGCTATATGTAACGCAGCGTGGACTTCTCAAGTAAAGACTGACTACACTGCTTTCTTAGTAGCGAATAAGAGTTCTTAAATATGACTAATACAATTACAGAACGCCGAGAACAATTAAGCAACGAATTAAACACAATTCAAAGTGAATTAGCACAAGCAAAGTTAGCCGTTGATTTGTTTACTAAAAAAGAAGTTGAATTACAAACTAGACTTAATGAACTTGACGCGCTAGATCAACCTGAATCGACTGTTGTTGACCCTGTTGCTGTTTAATTAATAAAGGTGTTATGAGATAAGCGGGTAATACAGCAATAGTTGTAAGACTGATCACTAATATCATGATTGGCGCGGCCTTAATTATGGCTTCTTTCCATATATCGTCAAACATGTTTTTAATTAAATTATAAGTTACTATTTAGGCGTAGCAACGTTTAAAGCTATGAAAAAAGTGATTAATGTTCTTGTAATTGCAAATAGTGTGTTTATAGTGGGAGTGCTAGCAGGTGGCGCGGGTCTTTATTTCTACGCTAAGAACCCAACCAACCAAGCTAAAGCAAAAGCTTATTTGACAAATCAAATTACAAAGCTCATACCTGTTCCAGAAATACCAAAAGTTCCTACATCAACCGGAAATGTCCTCCCCTTTTAATATGGGCAAATTCTTTGCAAGCCGAGGCAATCAAAGAGGCATTATTGCGCTTGAAAGAAGAAGAATTAATTAGACAAAAAGAAGATGGAAATAAAAGAGATAAAGGTTCCGACAGTAAAGATTTGGACAATACCTAATATTCAAGCGCCTAACGTTATTGCAACTCCTTCTGTTCCTATCCCTTACATTGAGACGCCCTGTTCAGAAGTAAGGCGAGATTATACGAGGTCAAAACAAATTTTTACAGATGATCCCGCTGGAAATACTGTTATTTGTCCGGGCATCCCTTGGTTTGAACCGATTCAATACAACCCTAAAAAAATACAAATTATTCAAAGTCAAAAACCAACGGTAGAACCGCCACCAACTAACACAGCGAAAACGCCAGAAGCCGAAATACCAAAAGATGATTTAACACAAGAAAAGAAAGAAAATGTTCCTTGCCCTGATCCACAGAAAAACAATCCTAGAATTGGTGATATTGCAGCAAATGGAAAAGAAAAAGTTTCTGGGTTTGAATTAAGTAAAGACGGGCAAACTTGCTTAGTTATTTATTCTCCTATTTCAGTAACAGAAAAATATTTACCCCAGATTGGAACAGTTTCAACAACTGCAATTATTGCTTCAACTGCTGTTGTCAGTTCTGTTTTAGCTAAACCCATTGCTGACTTATTGTTAAAGGTGATTAAACCAAGTGTTAAAAAAGTCATCACAACATTAAAAACAAAGCTATTAAAAAAACCGCCAGAAAAAAAGATC